GGTATTTTCTTCAATAATTCTTTCCGGGTTGGCACCAGCTAAAAACATTTCATTGATGTCTTTACCAGGTACATCGGTTGGCCATATGCATATTTTAAAACCATTCTTAATGACTTTTTCCATACGACCATGGATTTCTTTATTACGAGGCTCAGCATCAAATACATAAATTGCATTATCAGAAGCTGAGTTACCATTGCCTTCAGCACCATTCATAGAAATAGCATTTTCTAAAAAGAAACTATCAATAGCACCTTCAACTATATGGTAAGGCTGATTGAAGTCAACTTTGTCAAGGCCAAATATCTTTGGTCTTTCTTCAAACATTATAGTTATATATCTAATTCCATTAGGATCAAAACCACGCGCAGACACACCAAAACATTTTCCATTCTCATCAAGGAAAGGTATGATTAGCCGTGGCTCATCCTTGCCAACATTTTCAAACTTATCAGGTATTACACTATTAATCCAAGTTTTGAATTTCTTTGCATAATATAAACGATAATGATGTTGCGTAGGGATTTTACGCTGTTGAATATACCGTTTGATAGGATGGTCATGCTTAAGTTGACTAACCTTTTTAATCTTTAATAGTGGGTTAGTCTTATTAAAGGTTGGTGATTTAGTTTTAAATTGAGTGTCGTCAGTAGTTGACTTGATAGTATTATTAGCTTTACCAACAAACTTGTCGGCAACATAGTCATTATATAATTGTGGATCCTGTCCTTTAAGGAAATATGAAAAGCCTTGCGAGGCACCACAGTTATGACAATAATAAGAAAACTTATTATCCCGTTCCAATAGCCACCCGCGAGCTTTAGATCGACTTTTTTGACTATCGCCACAAATCGGACATCTAAAGTTAATTTTATAAGGATTTGTATTTCGTATTTTAAAGTTATCAAGACGACCAGAAAGCATCTGGGCATATTGAATGTCTACAAAATCTACCATAATATAAAGTTCCACATTGATTATATAAATTATAATAACACAAGGGTGTTATAATGTCAACTAAAAAGTGAAGGCCAATTCACTCTTGCTACTAATAATATAATGACAAAGCCCATACCCATCATGTAGTAACGCCAATTTTCTAATGCGTTTACTCTTTTGGTTTGGTCATTGATACGCTGATGGAGTTGCTTTTCCATTTGATCCAGCCTATCTAAGATTTCCTTAACGGAATCTGTTCTTTTGCTTGCGTTATGATCTGCCAATCTTTGGTGATCCTCTCTTGCTGAACGTCTATATTCTTCCAATCGGTCTGAAAGAACAGTCATCCTTAGTTCATCAGTACGTTTTGTCTCTTCGCATAGCTTCTCAACATCTTCTAATTTGTCTTTAGTATTATCTAGTACTTCATTCTGAACTGCTACGTTTTTAGACAGCTCAGCCATCATTTCAAGAGAGTTTTCAACTCTCCCAAAAAATTTATTCATTGACTTTAGGTCAGCCTTAATTAAGGCTATGTCTGTTTCCCATTTATCTGCCAATGGCCTATTTCCTTGTTCATTAATTGAAAAAAGGGGATATCAACTTGTTACCCCCATTATACCACAACTAATAATATATGTCAATATTTATTCTTTTAACGCTTCCTCATAGTAAAGAATTATAGCTTTTTGCTCATTAATATATCTTCTTAATTCGCCAATACCTATTGCCAGATTTTCGTAACCTTTAGGACCTACTGCAAATACGACAAAGTTACCGGTTTGTCCTTTTAACTCTTCCATTTTTGCATCAACGTTATCTTCAGTAATAACACTCCACTCAACAGGAGGAAACTCTACCACAGGTGGTCTAGCTTGGATCGGAATATTTTGTTTTTGATATTCAGTCTGAACTACTACTGTCGGTTCCGGTGTCCTCATCCCGCACGCCGTCAGTGCTAGAGTCGTCACCAGGAGCAGTAGTATCTTCAGCGATGTCTTGGATAAGTCTATCAACTGCACGCTGTACCCTTTCCTCTAAGTTTTCAGGATCCTGTAAGGCTTCCATAGTTAAATCAATACGCGCAAATTTGTTACGCAAAGTGTTTAAATACTCGCGTGATTCTGCTAATTGTTTTGTAAGATTTTGATTGAGTTCTTCGTTGCGTTGAGCGTCTGCAACCATTTGATCCACTGTATTTTGTAGTGTTTCTGCTGCAGACGCTAACTTAACGTTATTCTCACGAAGTGTTGAAATAGTCGCTTCTGACCATTCATAGTAACTTTTAGCTCCATAGCCAATAGCACTAAAAATACCAACGACTATAACTAAAAGATATAATTTAGCCATAGCTAATTATTTTTTATCCTCATCTTCGTCTTCGTCGTCATCCTCATCTTCGTCTTCATCTTCTTCGTCATCCTCGTCTTCGTCTGCTTCAGCTTTCATAGCTTTTTTATACTTTTCTTCTAAAGCAGCTTGGATGCGTGTTTGCATTTCTTCTTCAAATGCTTCTTTCATTTCCATTGGCTTATTTTCCAAAGCCATTTGTGCGATTTTTTCTAAAGACATGATGTCCTCCTATTAGGTTTCTATTCTCTTATTTATATTATTTGAACATTTTAGCTTGTGTGGCTGGTCCAACGATACCATCCGCGACTAAACCATTAAGCTTTTGCCATTTTTTAACAGCAACTAGCGTACCTGGACCAAAATCTCCATCAGCACCTACGCCAATAGCTTTTTGCATTTTCTTAACGTCGTCACCCTGCATTCCTTTACGAAGTGTACGAACTGCAGAAGATGTAGTTTTCTTAGGAGTTGGTACTTCACCACCAAGGATAGCTAATGCTTCTTCCCAACGACGGGTACGATCTTCTAAACCAATGGTACCACCATTAATTTTTTTAGTTAATCCTTTGATGTCACCGTTGTCGGCCCATTTGTCAAGTTTGTTTGTTGCCCAGAACCAGCATGCTGACTCGAGAGCTCCTCGTTCGGTTGCGACATAGTCTGCTGCTTCTTCTGCTGACATGCCGACTGATTTTCCAAACGCTGTATAATTGTTTCTACCTGTAAGTTGCTTAATGCCACGGCCCCTAAATCTCCACCCATCACCGGCAGTGGTGTTGCCCATAGCGCCTCGTTTGCTGCGGAATTCATCTTGGTAAACATAGTTCGCAATCTTTTCAGGGTTGCGCGCATATTCTTTAGCATCTCTTTTGCCCTTTCCGAAATAACGGCCAAAGACTGAGTTGAGCGCTTTTTCGCTGTAGTTTAAGTTTTCTTCTAGTCTAGTAAAGTCTAGTGACTCATGAGCACATTGTGCCATAAAGCCAGCAATTCTATTAGTTGTATTAATATCATATTTTTCAAACGCAGGAACAGCGGCATCATACCAAGCTTCAGGATTCTTGTTCTTTGGAATCATCGCTGTAAATTGTTCTAAAGTAATCATAATTTATCTCCCATAATATCTCTTAGTCTTTTCTTTTTATCAGATTTATTACCTGATGTCCATTTCTTTTGACCAGCTTTTGACATGTGGCCGCCGTCCATACCAGCAATATTACCACCGCTGACGTTATTAGCTGGTGCATCTTCTTCTATCTCTGGTTGTGTGTCTACTTTATTAGAGTTTTCTTTTGACATAGATCCAGATTTAACAACACCAGACTTTTTAATTTTATTGATAAGTTTTATAGCACGCATATTAATTGCTGACTCAGTAACCTTTTTGCCTTTAGAATCATACTTACCCATTTCCATTACCTTTTCTTTAGCATACCATTGTGGACTAAATGTCTCATGCCATTCCCAATCACGTGAGCGCTTATCCCATTCCATGACTTTCCATTCGCCTTTATGGCGTTCATCTTGGTCAAGTTGTTTTTCTATTTTAAATCGGCGACCAGTTGGGAAAGTAATTTCTTTCTCACCATTAGGTCCAGCCTTTTTCCACTTAGGAGGTTGTGGTTTACGAGCTTCTTCAATTTCATCAAAAAAACCGTTGACATCTTCTGAAAGTGTGGTATAATGATTATATCCAATACAAAATAAATCTATACTTTCATTAATCTGTTGTTCAGTTAATGTATCAAGTTCTGATTCTTCTGTAAATGCTTTGTGTTCTTTAATTAGGTAAAGCGCAGCCGCATATGATGCCAGTCGAGAACTACCTCCTGGCACCTTAGCTAACAGCTTCTTCATATTAGTAACCATGATATCAAAGACACCAAACGCCTTTTTCTGCTTGGCGGTACGGTCTTTTTTCTTTATAAGGATGTTACCTTTATCATCAATTATGCCTTGATTATACGCTTCCCATTTATTAAATGGTGTTGCAAGTCTTCTAACAAATTGATATACTAAAAATAAATCGACGACCATTGGTCATATTCCTTTGAGTTTTTCTTCAATAACTTTATCTGAAGTGATATTGCTCGCACTTAAAACTACATCACTGTATTGAATTACTGGCGGCATAAAATTCAAATATTCAACAAAAGGTTTTAAAAACTCGTGATATTCATGTAGTTTCATAAACAACATATCAGTAGCTTCTGGACCAAAAACATTATATATAATTATCAAGTGGTTTAGAATCAACCTCTCTTTTAAATCATCGTCTTGTCTATATCGTCCAAAAAGTTTACGAAGATATTGAAACCGTTTTAAATCTTCTTCGAACTCTGATACATCAGAGCATTGAGGATTTTCATAAGATTTCGCCGCATATATTAGAAAGGTTGATTCTGTCAATTTCATAATAAATTATTGTTTTTAAGTATCAGCTGCGATTAAGTCTTCGTCAGCAGTATCGCCGGTAACACCATCATCGCCTGTATCTGCAAGTGCTAATGTTCCGCCTTTCATTGCTACCAAACACTCAGCAAAGTGACGTCCGCCTGCAGTGTGATACAACCACCAACCTGGTCCTGTTAGACCTTTTGCACGGTTAGCTGCAACTGCTGCTTCTTCATCTGAGATAAAGATTGCATTATCGCGATCGTTTGATTTGTTTGTGTTTGACGCTGCATCTTCCAACCATGTTGGAACACTTGCTAATACGTCTGTTTTTCCCCATAGTGCCATTTTAGTTCTCCTAGTTTGGGTTTTGTAATTCTATTTATATTATGCTGTTGCGGGTTTGTTATTTTCTCTTGCTGCTGCTTTAGCTGCAACCACTCTCGCTTTAGCATCCCTAATGCGTTTACGATCTGCATTTTTCTTCTCAATTGCATCCGCTTTTTTCTCAGCAGCATCAGCTCTACCTGAAGCAGACATTCTGTTAGCACCTTTTTTAGCTAACCGAGCTGCACCTACAACAGATTTAGCACCTATTTTAAATGCACCACCAATTGCTTTACCGATTAACTCATTAAGTTCTTCTTCGGTAAGTTCATTAATATCAATGTCTTGCGATTCTGCATATTCTATAATATACATATCTGAAATGTGGTCTTTAAAATTTTGCATAGGGTTGCCTTTTTTCTTATATTTATTTAACTATCTACTTTAGCACCAGCACGCCATTGGTAGCATGACCAATATTTTGCTTTCCATTTAGGACCTGGATTATCACATCCATGTCTAGCTCTAAATGATGCACGACGCTTTGGGTCGTCTCTTTTAATAGATAAATTAGGATCACCAAAACGAACTACAACAACATTTCCTTTTTCGTTTTTAACATATACTTTAAATTTCTTATTAGGATTTTCAGAAGTTCTAATAGGATCGTTGAGTTTTACTTTGCGTCCTTCAAACTCTGACTCCTCAACTACTAAATCTTCGTATAGATCACATTCCTCACAAATTTGATCAATGCGTTCTTCTGTATATCTTTTAAAATTATCCACCGAACTCGTGCCCCGCTACTCGTTTCATTTGTTTATTAAATTCAGCCTGCGATGGCTTTTCTTTGTATAGCTTAATAGAAATGTTTGGTCTATCTTTGCCTTTAATACGCCAATTATGTCCGGCTTCTTTATGTTCAGGTTTAGTTGTTTTTACAACACGGCGCTTATAACCAGCTTCCCATGTTTCTGAACCTTCACAAAACTGTTTAAATGTTTTCATTTCATTAACCTTTTTATTGTAGCTAAGGCTTTCTTGCCATCTGGATGGTTTGGATTAATACTTACTTCTTCTCCATTAGTAAAGTCTGCTATATTAGTTGCTTTACCGAGATCTTTAATTGCATTGTGTAATGGATCTTTGGGATCAAAACTACGTTCAAAATCTGGCTTACCACGTAACTCTACCCATTTCTTATCACCCTTGTTCCACATCTTAAGTACACCCATGTTTTTGTCACGGATATACTTAAGCTTAACACCTTCAGAAATGTATTGGCTAAACCTTATCATT